ACTTCATATCTTCATCTTTAATAATATTATGCGGAGGATAATGGTCTGTAGCGTGCTTGGTCATTTCTTCAAGTTCGTTGAAGATATGGTCAAAACCTACGAATGCGGCACGAGGAAAGCGAGCGAACTTTTGATTATTTGTCATCTGAATTCTCCTAATTAAAGCAAGAAATATGGACCCATGATTGGCATCCACTATTATTTATAGGTATTACCTTTTCACTCAATGAAAAGATAAGTTCATTATAGGTGAAAGTGCCACCTATTATTAACGCCCGATGTTATATTTCGGGCAGAGCTCCCATTCATCTTTCTCTTTGAATGGAAGAACTTTGATCTGACGAAGTGGAGCTACATCTTTTACCGCTTCTTTCTTAACGATAGTCAATAGACCCCAGTCAGATAATAGAGTTGCAATGGTGTTCCGTCTTTGAATATCTGATAGTTCAAGAGTAGACTTGTTACCATCCAACAAAAACAATTCTTTGAAGTGCGTGATAAAGTATCGGCCTTGCTTGTGCAGGATATGGCACGACTGGTAAAGCTTCTTATCTTTACGAGATGCAATGCCGATACGAGTAAGCGTTTCTTTGACCTTCAGGAAATCGTCTGGCTCGTTTAGTGTAACTTCGAGCATATCCTGAGGCGACCATTCAACCGGCGCGTTTTCCTTTTCTTCCACCATGATCCACCTTCTGTTTAATTATGTTTATTTGTTCAGCAGAAAGTAGTGAAAGAGCAGAACGAGTTTTCTCATTATTGTACCCATAATATTCTTTCACCGCTTCAAAATCACCGTCGTGCTTTACTTTGTTCCATTTGGAAAAGCGCTTAGGGTTCTTTCGTATAGTATTTATAAAAAAGTCGTTTTGAAGCTTATTATCAAGATGGTGGTTAGCGTTCATCTCATTAGCGAGAAGAACCGTATCTGAAAAGTAGGAAAAGCTGTGATTAATCATATAGGGAAGATAAGACTTTTCATCCAAGTCATCCCTAATGATATCCTGCTTGTTATTGATCGCTTTTACAAATTCAAACGGACTCACTGGACACTCTCCTTCTCAAGTCAGATGAAGAGAACCTATGGTCTCTCTTATTGTAGTGCAGCTCAATACCTCGCTTAGCGCAGATCGTCCGGCCTGTAAACTCAGTGTCCTTATACTCCTCTCCTAAGATGCGAAGATTTATTGGAAACATGTTCAAGATATCTTCTAAATCTTGCTCAGTCTGGTAAGGAACAATCTCATCAACATATTCAATAGCAGTCAATTGAATATATCTTTCTACTAGGGTCTGAACCGGCTTATTCTTTGAAGGCCGGTCAATAGTCGGATCAGTCTGCAACCCAACGATCAGGTAATCGCAGACTGACTTAGCTTCACGCAGCATCATGATATGCCCTGCATGAAGTAGATCAAATGTACTGCATGTAAATCCTATTTTCATTTAATATCATCCAAGTGACCGATATATTGTTCAAGAATACTTTGTGTATATTCCTCAGTGTTAATATTAGGATTGATATGAGTCTTACCGTAGTAAAGCTGAGGTACAGTCGTGTGACCTTCATCTAAAACAATAAAGGCACGGGCACTAGTATCAGCCTTAATATCTTTTGTGATATAATTGTAACCCCACTGCTCAAGCTTAGTCTTCATCATATCGCAGTACATGCAGTTGGGTTGTGTGTACAAGGTCAGCTGATGTTTCATTTCCATTCTACCTCCGCCATTAGTTCTGTTAAGCAAGCAACAACATTGAGTTCATGATCAGCCACAAAAGCATTCTTGTACTGATAATCTGCAAGGATCAATACGGCACGTGGAATACTTCCAGGCTGAATAGTCTCATACATACTATCATAGATCTTTCTAAAGATTCCAGATGTGTCTGTATCTATATTGCTGGTTACCCAGCTTCTCATCTTTTTGAAGTTCTTAGCCTTAAGATATCCAATGAGATCATTAACAGAATTATTGGAGAGAAGGCTAAGAATACCAGTGTCAATAGTACCACTAAGAGAGTAGCGCTGACACTCATTAATAACCCGACGCCAATCAGGCGCAAAACGGATAATAAGTTCAGCAAGAACTTTCTTATCATATATTACATTCTCCTGATCAAGCATCCAAGTCAAGCGCTTCATGAACTGCATAGACAGTTCTGCAAGCATCTTCTTATTGGTGTTAAACTCATAGACACCACAGCGTGAGTGCAGTGGCTCGATGATACGATTCTTGAAGTTACAGGTGAGAATGAACCGGCAGTTACTAGAGAATTCTTCAATGAATCCGCGGAGTGCAGGTTGGAAAGACTGTGCGTTGAGGTAGTCAGCCTCGTCAAGGATAACTACCTTGTATCCACCAGTCAGGGATACAGAGGATGCAAACTGTTTAATCTTGTTGCGAAGGGTATCGATGTTGCCTTCCTCAGAACCATTAATCAGGATGTAGTCCAGATCAAGTTGATTACACAGCGCTTTGGCTACAGTGGTCTTACCGAGACCAGCAGTACCTGTAAAGAGCATATTAGGAAGTTCTCCCGAAGCCAGGGTCTGCTTGAAGGTATCGAGCAGGGACTTCGGGAGAATACAATCATCGATCTTCTGTGGACGGTATTTTTCTACCCAGAGAAAATCATCATTCATTATGTAGTGCCTTACTGTTAGAGTAAAAAGATTATATCACAGTTAGGGGTCAATGTAAACAGGTTAGTCTTTTTTAGCTTTCAAACCTGTAACGTAAGAGAATGAGCAGCCTTGGAGAAAATAAGTCATGTGATCAAGAAGCTCTGTAATCTCTTCGGCCTTAAAAGTATGGTAGACGCGACTATCTACTTCACCTTCAGGATCGTAGGTAATACGCTCCAAGGTGTATTCATCAGTCCATTTATCCATACTATTCTTCGTCCTCAGCCTCTGCGGCTTCTTGTTGACGTTCTTCGGTTTGTTGGATCAGCTGTACACACTGATCACGGAGTCCACCCACAGTGGACAGCTCTTCACCTTTGAAAGCACCACGCTGCACGATTGCATCGATGATAGCAATAGATGATCGAGCGACTTTCAGATTCAAATCAAAATACTGAGCTTCGTTCATTAGAAATATTCCTTTTATTTTTTCTCTAGAGCAATCCAATATTGGACATTACGGTCAGTGTTTTTAAAGTGACTGACCAATTTACTTGAAACTTGTACCTCGTAGTCACCGGGCATAAGTTTCAAATTATCGATACCGATGGTAAATCCACTACTAAGATCACCAAAGACTTCACCGTCAACACGAATAGTGAAGTTATTGGCAGTAGCATTCTTTGTATCGGTAATGATTAGTTTAACGGACTCATCATCTGAAGCAATCTTGATCTGTTTGTGACCAAGTGCAGAAGCTGCCCGCTTGAGTTTATTATGTATATCCTGTGTTAGGACAAACCGTACCTCTGGATCAGGCATGGTGACTTCCTTACTAGGAGGTTGAGTCAGCATATCGATATCAGAGTAGTAGTACTTAATGCTAGAACCGTTACCTGCCAGAGACAGGGAATCTTCATTAAACTGAATTTCAGCGTCATCAACCAGACTCATAACACGTACGAGTTCAGTTGCATCATAGATACCAAAGTCCATGGGAATGGGTTCATCGAGCTCAATCTTAGCCATGACGTTCTTGGCCTCAGATACAATACTCAATGACGTACCCTGTCTGAACACAATATTCTGGTTAATTGACCCGAAGTTCTGTAGCACCTCGAGCATGTCATTCGCTTGCATTATCAAATCCTTCTTCTAAATCATGCGTGTGCATAGCCATAATCGCATAGTGTGCGATCTTCATCAGGTCATCGCGATTGCGTCCACCTTTCTTTCCATAGCGCTGAGCGTACTTCATTACGTTACCAAGACAGAAGCCCATGCCATGTCCTGCATCTACGATAAACTCAGTAGCTTGAAATCTTTGTTTGGAGTAGTGTGAACCATACGTCTTATCGATGTAAGCTTGTAGCTGGTTCATAATTTTATCTTCACTGTATTTGTACATAATAAAGTCCGTAGTTAATCGATTAAGGTATCATACCATATTTTATGGTGTTTGTACATACTAAAAATTAAATCATGCTCCATTTTACGCCTGCCTCATTAAACATTTGAGTTGTGCGCTGCCATGAATCTTTCCATACCTCTGGAATATCCATACGAGGTACGACGACTTTTTTGATACCAACCTGAATAATACCTTTTGCACAATCTGAGCAGACAGGCAAACCGTAGACATACAGAGTCGCACCGTTCAGTGAAACACCATTGTACGTAGCATTATATATCACATTCATCTCAGCATGTACAACATATTTGTATTTGGTTTCACGATTATCGTATCTTATTTTAGTATCTTCGATACCACGAGGGAAACCGTTGTATCCCTGTGATAGGACTTGGCCTTTGTCTCCGATGGCAACTGCACCGATTTTACTGGATGGATCTTTTGACCAGGTCGAGACTTCCTTGGCCAAAGACATATAGCGTTCGTCCCATTTCATTACATGAATTCCTCTAGAGGTGATTTTTCTGGTGGATGGCCTTGACGCTGATCCCAGCCTGAGACCCATCCGGAGTTATTAGTTATATCACTTGATACATGATCAAATGTGTCATCACTCCGTGGAACATAGTTCTGACCAAACCGCACAAAGTCACAGAGAACATCCTCGTTATCCCTGGGCGCTCCACCCATCCGCTCACAAAGGATATCCATGAAAGCATCGGTAGTATATCCAGATGAAAGCTTTTGCATACAACGTACTGCATTATTACCAAAATACCCGTGAGACATATCGTCTACCAAGTCTTTGTGATAATCACCTAGATCATATGAGAAAGCAGCATAAACGAAATTAAATCGTTTGTGACCTTGACTCAGGTTATACTCATTGAGATAATCCACAACTTGTTTGTGTGTCTTCTTGTCTCCCATGTACAACCAATCGATCAGCTTATCCAAAAGCCCAGGTAGTTCCTCAGTGATATAGTCAACTACACTTACACCTTTACGTGGAGCAGGTGGTTGGTTACCAATGGACGTAAAGGTAGGAATCTTGTTTGCCTTACGTTCCTTGATATTTTCAATCATCTCACCAATAGATTCCATTGTTCCCCATTCGTGAACACAATTATTACGATATCCATGGTCGCGGGTAAACGAAGCACCTGAGCCTGTTGCTCGATGCGCCATATAGGCAAAGAACCAGGTCTTAAGATCCCACTTATCAGTCACATAATTATCACAAAGATACCAGTGTTTTAGCCCTAAAGACGGATTATTAATTTGGTGGTGTCGTTTAGGAGTTTCCGATCTAAACTTCAAGTCCTGCAATACATTGGAAAACCCAGCAGCGTTTCGTGTATAACAATCATAGATGTCAATTTTCTGCATCAAAGGATCATTAACTTCTCTATCTGCATCAGGACCTTCATATGGAAGCTTTCCCCAGTTACAGTTAAGCTGCAGCCATTTAGCACGAGGGTAATAGTAATGAACTAATACTTCAATTGCTTCTTCATTTAACCACTTCATTCACCCCACTCCCGGAAAGAGTTGGTTTCTTTGATAACATCTAGATTTTGCAATACAGGTTCCTTTCCTACATTCCAAAACAGAATATCCTTATCAGAATTTTTTGGGATATATTTCCACACCTTTCCGTCATAAGTATCGATCACGGGGAAATCTGGTAGGTTCTGGCACTGTTCTGGCTTAGTAAAGGCCAATGGTTCTGAGATAGCTTCTGCCTTACCCAACTCACCATTTTTCATATTTCGTGCCACACAAACAGATACAAACTCAGTATCAGGCCAGGCGATTTGCAAAGCACGAGTCAGAACACCGGTAGATGTTGCACAATATACCTGGTCAGGAGCATCGATCTTCATGGCAGTCTTAACAATACCAGCTGTAACCATTTCATGCTTGAGACCTAATGGGATAAAGAATGTATTAGGTCTTTCATCTGCCCATTCCTTGGCAATCTTGTTTAGATTAGGCATTGCAGCGATTCTATGAAAAGAAACCTCAGCGCCACGTTCAATACAACAGGCCTGATGCATGGAGATTTGCTTGGATGAAGGCATGAATAGTTTTACCTTCTTATCATGACGTTTAGCCACATCCAGAATAGAAACGCCTGCCAGTCCCGTACGTGGCTGTACATACACCACCGTGTCCACGTGCTCAGGCAGGGAAGAAATCAAACAATCACCTCCACGAACCTTTGAGCCTACTAGGTAATCATCACGTACAACACGGATACCTTCATGTTCAGTGATCACAGGAGGACCATACGGGTCTTCCCAGTCTTTTGCCAAATCTAAATAATATTCCTGACATTCTTGTGGATCAGACCAAGGAAAAGGTCGGATATCTTTATTCACACCATCGATAACGTGGTTATTATGTGCCATTATATACCTCAATCATATACATCTAAATGTCCTGTTGTCACCCCAAAATCTTTACGGCGATAATAGAGAGGTGCAATGTGAAAGCTAGAACCAAACTCCATGTGGGTTTCAGCATAAGCCTTAGGGTCCATAGTATACCAATCAGATGGTGGAGCTACCACATTAACCTTATGTTTATTTAGCTCATCAATAAAGCTATTAGTAATAATGCGTCGTTCTTGAACTGATCCATAGAATGGAGAATCTTTATAGAATCCGGACTTAGGAATCTTACGGCCTTCCCACTCTACAGGAACAGGGTATGCGTATGAAACTTTACACCCATGATCCCTTTCTAGCTCTGACCCTTGTTTAACATATTTGTTAATTAATTTAGTAAGACTATCTTTCCATTCGTTCTGTCTCAGAAGGTGATGGCGGATATCAATTGAACCAAATGAAAGAGTAATATCACCTTTAATAGTCATCCCTCTAAACATAGTTTTTAAACCAAGCTGCAATGCGCCATACAGAGTTTTACCGTCATTACGAAGAACAGCGTCATTTTTATTACTGAATGCAATCGTATGGCTATCACCCATAGTAATACCGCTTATTGTGCGAGTTTCTATATTATCATTTTGTTTTAGTAATGTTACAGTTTTCTCAAAGGCTTCGAGCTTATCAAACCACTCGTCAGTGAAACCCTTGTAAGTCGTCTTAGCACCAATACGCTTTCGAAGTGAACTGCAGAGATCAAAAGGCCAATCAAGGCATACGACTCTCTTACACTGCATGACCAGATTCAATCGGTCGAATAGTTCTTGGTTTGCACCACCAAATAGATTTAGAGAACCTGAGTAGTTTGCACCAAAATCAATATAGACGATATCATGATTTAAAATATTCTCCGAACATTTATGATCGATAACAGCATTTAAATGATGCTCCCACACCTTAGACCATCCTAGGGTGTGGGACTTTTTGTTTTTAGGAATGTTATTGATGGGATTAGTTATAACAGCCATTATTTCACCAGATCAAAGTGTCTTTCATATACATGCAGGTTTTGTACCTGCCAAGTGATCGTACCTACTTCCATCTCTTTGCGATAGTCTGCATCCCAAGCTCGGCTAAGATAGATAGAGTTATAGTCATGTGTCAATTGAGATAGTACGTGATGCTGCCAGGCATAATCATTCTTGTATCCATATACTACATCATTTGAGCGCATTTGTACAACACAATTTACCTTACCGTCACGAATATAATATGTTACGGCATTGGTGCAGATAAAATCGTTTTTATCGTTTTCATTGTATTCATGCCAGATAGATGGACGTTGATAGACCATGGTAGCACGGCGGCTATCCATGTTACTCAGGAGCTCATCTAGAACTTGACCATATTGATTATAATACTTGTCAGAATAAATTAGCTTACCGTAGTTGGAATTAATTTCACCATAACCATTAGCTGCAATCTGCCACGCCTTAGGTGGTTCATCACCATAGCTGATATCATTAATGTTATTAGACATAATCTGATACCAGTCAAGTTCAGCTTTGACATATTCTTCATTGACAGTGCCAAAGATAGCTGGCTCATCTGCAACGAAAGACGCACCGATCAGCTCAATAGTCTTGCTGCCGGTGCGATCAGTTGTAAACTCTTCATTGGCCAGAGCCTGAATAAAGTGTTGGCGAATATCTGATACATTCATTTTGTAGTCAACCTTTCAAAATCTTTTGTAACACTCTGTGCCATAATCATATTGTAGGCACCTGCATCTTCCTTACGACCATACTGATCAAACAGTTTCTTGTGTTCTTGTGCATGGTCATATGGAGTTAGATATACAAGATTCTCAGCAACATCTGTCCCTCCCAAGAACTTAGGGACAATGTGATGCCGGTGAAAACCTTTCTTGGGAGGGAGTTCCATTAGTCTACTTTCTTGTTGAACATATCACGGTCAAGGTCTTGACCATCCATCTTACCACGAAGATACATTACTGCAAACGAGGCGTAGTTAATCAGGTCTTTGTAGGTATCTTCAAGAGACTCGAAGTTAGGGTTAGCTGTATTACTCTCTAGCAGAGACTGTGCGCGGTACATTTTACCTTGCATAATGTCATGCAGAGAATCGATACCACGACGGTAGTGCATTGCTTGAGTAACGTTAGAGTTGGGGTTCTGATAGTCTTGACCTTTACGGATTTGCAGGTCAATACATTCTTGTAGAACTTTTACGGATTCACGATCAGACATATTAATCTCCATATAACATAGGATTTAAAGCTTTAACAAAAAGGCCTTCTGCAGCTAATAAATCATGAGAAGTTTTTAAACCTAGCTTATCAGCAGAAATATATTTTAACACAAAACTTTCGTCTTGTATACCTTTTTTATGAAATTTTAAACCGCTTTTTTCTCCTGTCCATTCTGGATTATTCATGGACATTTTATGACGCCCAATTCTACTTTTAATGCAATTTTTAGTTTGTCCAATATATGCAATGTCGCCGTTTTGACGACAAATAAAATATATTCCAGCCATTTTTTTCTTAATAGGATATCGCACATGGTAGTCTGATCTAGAGAATGGAATTTCCATCTCTTCAACCAGGTACATATTAGAATTTACATAGTCTTTAGCTATGGGCATAAGAGGCTTCATCTATTCGATTTACCTTGTCGTATGTTTATTATGCAAAGATAGATTCAGTATACACTGATTCTTGCTGCTTGTAAACAGAAAAATTAGAATCTGGTTCAACAAATTTTCCGTCTTGGGCCCAAACATAATATTTAGGCGATTTACTAGATTCATTAAACTGAGACAAACGGCACTGAGATTCAATTGAGTCTTTAGTATCAATCTGCACAATCTTCAAAGAAACTGTATCGCCGATTTCCATTGGCCGAGTGCGAGGCTGATTGAACCTATAAAAAATATAGTGATCAAATTCAGATTGTCTAGTATAACTGCCGATAGTTACACTACCGCCATTATTTACAGATTTAATCTCACAGCGGTTATATTCTGGAATTACCACATCATACCTCATGGTATTTGGATTTTCGCCTTTTCCAGAAGAAATTAGATGCCATTCGAGCAGAAGGCAGTCAGCATGCATAAGCCGCCAATTTTCATTACGACCCTCTGATCTAAACTTGTTTTTATATTCATTACGATAGTTAATGAAATCTTCAGTGATTTCAATTTCATATTCAAGTTGCATTAGAACTTTCCTGTATTACCTGTGTGATCCGGACCTACCCAACCTTCTGGCTTGATAAGGTCTGGAAGACCGAGTGGATTAGGGCGAGATTCCTTAACACCAACTTCTTTAGACATGTTAGCCTTAAGAACTTCATCCCATGCTTTATGTGCATCAATACCAAAAGCATCAAGTGTACCAATGGCTACAACACACAGATCAATAAGACCGTCAACAATCTCTTTATTGTCACGGTGTTGTAGATTGCTAGCGCGGCGAGTTTCGTTCAACTCTTCTTCTAAGAATCTAAGACGGAAAGCCAAAAACTCTAAAAGCTGATCCTTATCCATCTTTTCCACGGCTTCGCGCACACCAAACTTAGTATGCATATCATGGATATCTTTTACCCAATCTTTAGACATAATAGTCTCCTTATGTTAAAAATAGTATTGTACAACGAAAAAGGGGGTATGTAAACCCCCTAAATTATTTAATTTTACTAAAGTTCTTGTCTTTATAGAACTCTATCTTGTGCTTAAACCTGTTATCCAGGATTTCACCCTTATGCGAGATAACAAAGACGTTGGCTGACTCACCGAGGGAGTAGATGATCTTAAACAAGTTCTCAATGCCATCATTATCCAGACTAGAATCAAACGTTTCATCCAATACCAAAAGGTTGGTAGCCACACTGTTCTTCATACGTGCAATCTGACGCCAGGTAAACAGCAGTGCCAAATCGATCCGTTGCTTCTCACCTTCACTGAAGGAATCGTAAGAGAAGCTGTCACGATGACGTGACCGGATAGTTTCGTTAAAGGCTTCATCCAGTTCAAAGTGCACGAAGAAGTCCAGGGTCTGGAGGTAATTGTTGATGTACTTGTTCATGACTGGCAGATATTGACGGATGATCTTGGTCTTGATACCGGTGTCCTTCAGCATCTCCATCATTGCCTTGGAGTAGTCGTGCTCCTGATCCAGCTCCATCTTCTCAGTGATCAGAGAATCTTTCTGATCGATGAACTCATCCAGCTCGTTGGATGCTTCAACGATATTGGTCTTAGTATCTGATACCTGGGTAATCTCTTTCTCTAGTTTAGCAATAGTTTTATGTGCCCAAGAAATCTTCAGGTTATTTTCATTTAGTTCAGAATTAAGGTTACGTTGCTCTTCTGCTTGTGCTGTTAATTCTTCCACCTGTTCTTGATAAGTCTTAATATCATTGTTTACCTTCTGATACGAGCTCTGGACTTCCTCGGCCTTCTTTGTAATCTCCGTTTTTTTCTCGTGTTTAATATCTTCAGTAATCTGCTGCGTGCAAGTCGGACAAACATCGTTATCATCGAAGAACTTACTCTCTTTAACTAGGGTTGAAATTTCCTTCTTCAGTCCGGCTGCTTCTCCTCTGGCCACTCCGGCAGATTCATTAGCCACTCTGAGAAGTTCTTCTGTCTGATCATACGTTGTCTGGAGAGTTTCTTGTATTTTTTCATTTTGATCATTGAGCGACCCAATTGTATCTTCCTGCGCCGTGATTTCGGTTTGTTTCTCACGAATCTTCTCCTCGTTTAAGTTCTTGATGTCACGAATGTACTTACGCTGCATCTCAATCTTGCTGCGTACCAGGTCGACCTGATGGCTTTTGTCTTGAATCTTATCCTTGATGGTACTGATGTTTTCCTTCAGGATACCGTTCATCTTGGAAAAGATGTTGATATCCAATAGGTCCTCGATAACCTCACGACGCTGTGCCGCTGCCAGTTGCATGAAAGGTACGAAGGATGATGAACCCAATACCACAATCTGATGGAATGACTTGTGATTAAGTTTAAGGATATTCTGCTCAAGCATCTTCTGAAACTCACGGGCGTGTGACGTCTCGTTGAAGGTCTCACCGTTACGATGAATCTCAAACACAGTGGGCTTCATGCCACGTACGACTTTGTATTGGTTGGGACCGACAGTGAACTCGACTTCAACCCTGGTATCCTTACCGTTAATACTATTGATCAGCTGTGGCTTATTGATGTTACGATACGGCTTACCAAACAGACCAAAGGACAGAGCATCCAGCATCGTGGATTTCCCTGCCCCGTTTCCGCCTACGATAAGTGTCGTAGATACAGAGTCTAGTTTGATCTCTGTAAATGAGTTACCGGTGGATAGGAAGTTTTTCCACCGTACGGCATTGAATTGGATCATAAAATTTCAATCGACTGTGCTTCAGTGTAAAGATCTCGCATCTTTGTCTTAAGATGTGACTTATCCAGATTAGTCTCAGATGCCTCAATATAATCATCCAGGAGCGTCTGTGTGTCATCCACAGCCACGTCAGCGCTTTCATCGTATCCAATCATATGATCAAAGTTCTCAGCAATCTTTAGATCATGAAGGTTCTGATCCTGTAGCTTATCAATAAAGGCTTCAAACATCTGTGGTTTTGTTTTGTTCACAACGACTACCTTGACAAAGTGTCCTGAAAAATCTGGTATTCTATTATAATCATATTTGGTATCATTGTACACTACTTTTTTGAACAAAGTGTGTGGGTTTTGTACGGCGGTCAATTCACGCGTCTCTGTATCTAAAATGTGGAAATATTTTTTATCGTTGCAGTCCGACCAAAAGAACTCCATCTGTGATCCCAGATAGTGGATATTATCACCACTGTTCTTAGTGTGGTAGTGTCCTGAGAATACGGATTCAAACCTAGAGAAGATACTGGCATCCATACCGTGATCGTTCTTGATACCACGCATCATCTCAAAGCCACTCAGTTCCAAGTGTCCTCCAAGGATATCAGCCTTACAGTTCTTGATAAAGTTAATAGACTCATCCCAATTATCTTTAGTCATCCAAGGAAGAAGCGCAAGTCTCAGTGTTTGGTATTCGATGACAGTTGGCTTTTCAATAATCGCAACTTCGTTGATAAAGAACCCGAGGAGTTCCTTGAGAGAGTTTGGAGTATTGGTATCTTTAAAATAAGTGTCATGATTACCAGGAATAATATCCATTCTAATGCCGAGATCTCGGAGAGGTTCGAGAAAATGCTTTCGATTATGGTTGAGACATTTAATATTGATTGCTTTTCTGTTGTCATAGTAGTCACCTAGATGCACAATCTGTTTAATATCATGTTCTTTAAGATATGGAAAAAATGTCTCACCATAAAACTTTGCTGCATTATCTAAAAAAATATCGGAAGAGTTCCGGATACCACAATGGGTATCGTTCAAAATTGCAATTTTCATTCAACTCACTTAATAATATTGGCAATCACTGTTTCAAATTGTTCGACCTTCTCTGTTCTATTAGGCCAATAGATATAATCCTTTTCAGGGTTTTTCTTAAGGTTAGATAGGAGAGGTAGTATGGCATTGTAGAGCTTGTTTACTTTATCTTCGTACGATGATGCAGTGGCTTCAGCTGTTGCTGCGCTCTCGGCGGTTTTCTGTACAACCTCCAGTTCCTGTTCATCGACGATAGTAAATCCAAAGTCAAAGATGTCGTCTGTCATTATAGCACCTTTAAAATCTTTCTTCCTTTTTTGTCTTCTTTTAGGTCACCGTAGTAACCAATAGAAGTCATGTAGAGTGTTTCTTTCTTGATTGATTTAAGCTGTTCAAGTACGGACTTCTTCTTAACACGTGCAGGAATCTTAGTTGCTGCGTTAAGTGAAACCTCACCGTAGATAATGTCTGCGCTTTCAACCACCTTAATAAATTCTTTTAGTTTATAGTTCTTCATAAAAACTCCGTTAAATCCGAATCATTAGTTTTTCGAATCCTTCTTTTGGGTAATTCCTGCTTTGGCTTCACGTATTCTTCATTTGTCGTTTCTTGATTCTCACGTAGTTTATTCTTAACTTCTTCAATATAAGCCATAGTAATCTGTTTAGAATAGTCGTCCTGGTTATTATTTAACTGAAACAAATCGGCGCCGTAGCCATTATCAATCAATTCGTCTTTGATTTCTTTCTGTTTCTTTTCCTTGGCGATTCTCCGAAGAAAGGCATAATAACAGATTTGAGTGAAATAAGCAAAAGCATTTGGTTTACCTGATCTAGTTGCTGCTTCGATATTATAGTTGCGGATAGCTTTCAAACAGTTTTCAATGGCATCCATGACCATCTCATCTCTGTATGAGTACCCGATAAAATTTGGTTTACGTGAGAGCCCCTCTGCAATCTGTTGAAAGCCAAGAGCGACATAGTTAGGGACAATTGGTTTTTCATTTTCACTGGCGTTATATTTTTCGACATATTCACACACTGCTGCAGAAAAGTCTTTGTTGTTAATATAGTTTTGCTTTTTACGTTTCATGAAAATGACCTTAAAGGTTAATTAATTTATGTATTATACAACATAAAAACTTAAATGTACACACATTTTTACTATGTACAAATTGAGCAAATTAGTATATAATAAGTTTACTGTTTGTGGGGGAGAGGAGTATACCTATTTTTAATGAATAGTATCTTCACCGGTCAACTCTTCAAACAGATCATCAATACTATCAAAGCTTTCCATCTCTTCGTCTTCAGGATCTTTATTGAAGTACTCACTAGTTAATTGCTCTCTATAAGTATAGTAATTTTCTAATACTAAATCTTCTGGCTCACTAACTGAAACCACAGAACCACCAGATAGAGTCATGACTTTTGTATAGTTTGCACCAAACTTCCATCTAGTTAGAAAAAGTGATTGTTTCATACTATTGAAACGAATCTCTAATGGTACTTCAATCATAAAAAAGTTGTCTTTAGTGTCGACTACCGTAGTAATAATTTCTTCACCGGTAATTAACTTAAAAACTTTTGGATTGTTTTGTAATGAATCTTCTGTCACAGTGACACCTCGAATACATCATAGTCGAACTTTTCTCTTTTGTAGATCTTCATGCGTTCAATGGCATGTAGGAGAGTGTAGTTCTTTTTTTGTTTCATATGCATATCATCAGCAATATCATAGAGAGTCGTAGACCTACCGTCTTCTGATTTTCTCAAGCCTCTACCAATAGATTGTAGTACCTTGACCTGAGATTTAGAAGGTGATGCAAAAATAATGTTATGCAAATTTTTAATATTTACCCCTGTGGAGAACGTGCCCAAGCTAGCCACAATGATAGCATTTTTCTGTCGTTCAACAATGCCCCGTATTTCTTCTCTGACTTCAGCATCGACTTCACCTGATACAAAGAAAACCTTACGCCGTTCATGTGCTTTATCCTTGATTAGATCGTAGATAATCTTACCATGCTTTTCCACGTATTGGAAGAGTACCAATGTATTACCTTCTTGGTCGAGCGCTAGATTACGTACCAGTCTGTTACGCTTGACATTACTAACAAGGTAGTCAATCTCATAGTGGTAATCCTTACTATTTATAATGTCCTTACATACCTCAGGAGGATACTTCAACAAAAGAACATTAATCTTCAGTTGTGCCAGAGTATCAGCATCCATTAGCTTTTTAGTTGTGGTTACATTATAGACACGACCGAACAAACCCTCTAGCACAAGCTTATGTGTCTGTGTTCCATCCAATGTACCTGTAGTACCGAAACGAAACTCAGCTTCCCTGGATTTGTTCATAATACCAGTGAGAGATCTCGCCTTGAAGTTATGCACCTCATCACCGAACACAGCTCCGAACTGTTCAAACCACGTGCCAGGAAGTTTATAGATCGATTGCCATGTGGAGATAAAGACTCGCTCAGGAACATTGTGCTTAGGCATACCAGAGTAGATGCGATGACACATTTGCGATACATCAAAATCATCATTCTGTGCGTATTCCTCAAAATCGGAATACATTTGTTGTACAAGTGATGTTGTGGGTACTACAATAATTGCACGTTTGTTATCATTCTCCAGGAACCAACGCATCAAGATATAGATGATCAGAGACTTACCTGAGCCCGTAGGTGATAGTAGAATGAGTCGCTTAGACTGGATAGCCTGAGCTATGGCATCAAACTGATAGTCTCGTGGTTCAAAGGGAAGGTTTAGAGATTTGATGAACTTAGCTAGTTCTTTAGGATCAACTGATACACTGCTATCAGGCCTACCATATGTGGTATCATGATCCAGTTCAATTGTATAGTTACGTGGACGAACAAACTCGTCTAGATACTCATACAAACCGCAAGGAAGCTCTTGCTTGTTGATATCGTATAATCGTACCTTACCGTCCCACCTACGTTGCTTAAACGCAGGCATGTACTTATGACCAGGAACCTCAAAGGAAAAGAAATCATTCAGTTCGTTTGCGATTTGTGGTTCTGATACTACAAGAAGTTGGGAATGGTTTTTCTTGCGTACGTGTAAGGTATTGGATTTAAGTTCCATTACTTAAGTTTTTTGCGCATCTTAGAAGGCATTTGAAACAAGGCATTGACATTGTCTGTGACCGGATTTCGAGCAAAGATAGTCCAACAGATAACTTTTTCATTAGGATACTGCTCTGCAATGAATTCTCTGAAACTTGTACCAGTCGTATAGACATCATCTACGATCAATACGGGATCGTTTGGGTTTCCAGTTGAATACTTATCCAACATCTGACCCAATCGCACACCACCACGTGGAATACCTACTGCTTCACGGAATGGTCTATTTTCATATTCCATAATCATTTTAGCAAGACAGCGCCAATCATCAGTATAAAGCGCATCCATCTCGATTTTCCATCCAAGCTTATGTCCTGCATGGGAAATAAATTCTTCGTCATCAAATAAAGCCACGTAACTCATCCTCCAGATTCAAACCTCCGCCAATCAATCATATTCTTAATAGTTGAATGTCGCCATCGTATATTGTTAATGATCTCGTCAAGAGTACTTATAATCGTCTTATAGTATGTAATTTTTTCCTCTGACTGCTGAATGTCTGTATCAGCATCGTAATAGTGATCCATATCACCTTTCAATACTTTTAGTCCATTAAAAGGATCGAAGTCCCATCCTTTTTCCTGAATGGTCTCGGCATCCATC